TTGGCCTTGGCCGCAGCATCACCTTTGACGATCGAGCCGGTTGAGCTGTAGTAATCGTCGCTTTGGAGCGGCATGGACAGCTCGATGATTCGTTTGCCGATGGGGCTGCCCGAGGTGTACAGCAACTCGGACTTGTACTCGCCGCGGAAATTGGCACCGTTCAGGCCCATCCGAAGCTCCACGGCTGGGCGCTTTTCGATGCCCTGTAAAATACGGTCCCTTGAAACTTCAACCGTGGTATCTACAAGATTAAAATTCCGCTCTAAACTATTTAAGTAGGCAAGGCAACTTGCCGTGTTTGCAAATGCTGCGTTCTGGTTTGCGCCTGCCACGCCTTGTTGTCCTTGCTGACTCAGTACCCAGTTTTCGTAGACCGAGGTAATTACCTTCTGGCCGTTGACAACGCGGTTATATGTTTCCCCTAGATCGAGGCTGATAAAACGTGGCAGGTCAGCATACAGGGTGGTCGTGTCTTTAACGACCCTGCGGACGAGCACTGGGGATGAGGTGGCAGCAATGTACCCATCGTCGTAAACGAATTGCAGGTTCATGCGCCCGAGCCACATGAAGTATGGTTCGTAGGTTTCGGTGATTTGCCTCGTGATCTGGCCTGTTGAGTCGTACTCGTATGTTTCTATGGTTTCAATCTCACCTTCTTGTGATCCAGCGGCTTGTATGCCTGCAGCGAAGAGCTGAGCGCAGTAGTCCGGCGCAGCGGCAGCTTTGATTACGCGCTGGGTCGTGGTTCGCTTAACAACGGTGTTGCTAAGGTCTGCGCCTTCACCGTTGGTGTCGAAGATGACGCAGCTCGTGTCGTCCCAGCTATCGTCCTCGCCGTATTCCGAAATGGTCTGCGTGTAGGGGATATAGGTAAATACAGGCTCATAAATGGTTGAATCGGCAGCTGTATAGCGGACCGTGACTTCTTGTACAGTGCCTATGACTTCATCTTTGATCCAGTTGCGCTGGTCGAGAATTTGTGTGTCCTCGTTTTCTTGGTCCTCTTTGAGGCGAAGGGAGTCGTAGCGCACCACTACGGCATCGCCAGGCAGCTGACCGGTGCCGATCGAGCTGAGGTCAACGATGTCGGCACTGGTGAAGACCGGGCCGCTGCCGCCGTCTTGGTCGAGGCTGACAATTTGTAGCACCTCGCTCGTGTCGAGGTAACCGAAATACGACTCGGATACCAGCAGATCGTTGATGACCGAGACGTAGCCGGGGCTGAAATCGAACGAGTCGCGGAAATATTGGTTTGTTAGCGGGTTGCTGGCGGCTGTGATTTCTAAGCGGTCGCAGCAAGTCGTGAGCAGGCCAGAAGCCGAAATAGGAATGCCATATTCAGACGAAGCGGAAAAGTCGATGTATCCATTAAGGCATTGCTGGCGCTTCCCAGTTTCAACAGTCGGCTCACCGTCCACTGTCGGGGCGGGTCGATAATCGCTGAGGTAAGTGAGCTTGCAGCCCAGCTCCACCTTTGTAGTGCGGCGGAAGGGATCCGCAAATGACGAGAGGACGCGCAGCTTGCGGGGGATGCTTCGGGTCACGCCGCCCTTGACGTAGCTGAACGTGACGATGGTTCCGGCGGCTGGGGTGATCAGGCCGCTGATCTCGCAGGTTCCGCGAGTCTTCACCAGCCCACTGCCTTGCAGGTAATCGTCCGAGATGCTGCCACTGATGAGGGTGCCCAGCGAGCAGGTGACGGTGGCGCGGATGTCGATGGCCATTACTTCACCAGCGCCAGGTCAACGCTGACGGTGTAACGTGTGCTCTTGGCACCGCTGCTGATGATCACCTCAGCAGTGGCCGTCGGGGGCGAAATGGGAAACCAGCTATTGACTGCCGGGATGGCAGCCACCACTTCCTCGTACCACGTCTGGATGACGGCCCAGCTGGCACTGCTGGTGGTGCCCTCAATGCGGCGCACCTTGGTTGCTGTCAGCGGGCCCTGTATGACGTGAGCGCCTGTGGTGGTCAGCCCCAGCGTGGGGCCGTCCTGATAAGTCACAGGGTCAGCCGTGAGCACAATCGTCGCAGCGGCTGTCTCTCCTCCCGCAAGGGAGGGCACGATTTTGTCTGGGGTGCCGGTGACGATGTACCAACTGCCAAAGCTGGGCAGCGTCGCCTCGCTTGACTGGCGGCTTTTCTCCTGTTCGCGCAGCAGGACGGCCAGCGCTTGGTTGGCATCAACGAGGGTGACGCTGGCGCTGATATAGGCACCGGCTTGCTCCCCACTTGGTGGCTCGGCGAACCAGCAAGCAAGGCTGCTTACGCTCACGCCGTTGGCATTGGCAGTCAGCGCAATGGTGGTGCCGACGACGCCGGAGGACACCGTGTCGGGGTCGGTGATGCGCGTGTCGCGCCACGTGCCGTACACGCTCACCAGTGATTGCCACTGAGCTGGGGTCAATAACCCGCTGATCTGGAACGTCCGTGCCGTTAGGCCGGTGCGCGCCTCGCCTTCGTAGCCGAACGGTTGGACCGTTAGGAGGTTGCAGGTAAAAGCGCCGATGGTGACTGTCATGGTGTGAGATTCCGGCTAATGACATCGCCGTAAGCTGCGACCTCCCCGCCTTGTACAGCGAGATTGACGCTCCAGTCTTTGCCGAAGACTGCATTGAGAGCGACGGTGTTCTGTTGGACAGCGCCGACTAATTCCTTTTGGACTGTGACGTTTAGCGAGGTGATGTCAGCTAATGTCTTTTGAGCGTCGGCAACTCCTGTTACAGCCTGCTCTCTTGCAAGAGTATCTTGAAAGAAACCACTAAGGGTGTTGAAGCCTTCTTGACTTGCAAATCTACCTTGACGAGCGCCGCTGACAATGTCGCGCAAACCTTGAAAACGCTCATTGGCCTGGTTACGAGTAAGGCCCAGAAGCTCGGTAGCTTTGGCAATCGCGCTTTCTAGCTGGGAAGTACCCCTACCGTCTCCGCCTAAACGCAAAATAGCTCTACGATTGCTTTGAAACTGTTCCTCCGGAGTCAAAAAACGGTTCAGACCACCCGGATCAGATTCAAGTTTACCTGCGCCAATAAGAGCATTTGTAAGGTTAGTAGCAGCATCTTTTGCCGCTCGTTTTAGATAGTCAGACGCTTGCCTTAGCTTTGTCTCAAAATCGACGCCAGCTGCAGTAAAGTTCTGGAGAGCGCCCTGAAATAGCACTCTAAAGTTTTCGTTACCGGGATTTAAACTTGCATTGGTACGAGCGTCTGTAAGCTGTTGGCCGCGAAGCTCGCGTAGACCAAAAGCCTTCGATAGCTCAATACGGCGTTGCGCAACTTCCAGACGAGTACCCTCTAAACCACTGAGTTGTTTAACCGTCGTTAACTCTTTAACGGAATTAATTAATGATTCACGCGATGAGTCGACGTAATCTTGCCTTAAGGTCCGGTCTTTGGCTAAAGACTGGCCTGTAAGCTCTGTTGCTTGCGCAGCTTTAATCTGTCCGGCGGCCAGCTGCTGTTCAATATTTTTCCTATCTCTGTAGCTAGTAAGCAGTTCTCTACTTAATGCAATAGAGTCTTCTAACGGCTTGTTGCCGCCTAAGCGCGCCCGCCCAATCGCCTCTTCAAACTTTACCAGAGTTCTAGCGCTCTGAACAAGCACGTTCTGATTACGTGCTGCTTTCTCTAGGGCACCGTTGTTTTTGCCTTGAATACGCTCTATTTCCTGCAACAAAGACAAGTTCAGCTGAACAACCTGAGCATCGCTGGCTCCCACACCGGCTACCGCCAAACCACCAGTCGGCGTAATACCCAGTTCGTTTTGCTTACGTCGCTCAAACTGACGTAATTCTCTGAGTTGAGTTGGGGATAACGTTGATTGTGCTCTAGCCAGCTGGTTAGCTGTTGTATTTGCCCTAAGCGGTGAGCTGATTTTTCCTACTAGATCCGCCAAGGGACCTGAAACAAAAGCTGCCAAAGTAACCGTTGTTTCAGTCCAAGCTCTGTTTAACTTGTCTGTCTCGTTGGCAAACCGCTGTACTTCCTCTGGGTTGCCAAACTTTTTAGCAAGATCCTCTTGAATTAACGCCGCTGCTTCGGCCTCGCGACCGGTGGCGATCAGGGCTTCGACATTTTTCTCAAGTCCCTTTGAGGACAGTAGGGCGTTTTCCTTGATCGCCGAAAATTGGGCTATGGGGTTATCGAGTGCTTTAGCAAGCTCTTTGGCTTTATTGAGGGCAGCATCAAACTGGGCCCCCAAAGCCGTGCCGACGAGAGAGAGGCCGAAGCCGAACTGGCCGCCGATAGCACCCCCAGCTGCCCCGCCAGCTGCACCGCCTAAGGAAGCGCCAAAACCTTGGCCAAACAAAGCAGGAAAGGCGCCGCCGATAAGGGCGTTTGACAGAATGTCGTTCCGCCGTTTGATTCCTTGCTCAATGGCACGCTGTTGCTTGGCTTGATCTTGCTTCTGCTTGCGAAAGAACTCGGCGGGAAACGCCGGGAACTGTGCATCCAAAAATGCCGGAGATCCGGGAAACGCGGCTCCACCGCGAACGGGAGAAGTATTGAGTTGGCCAACACGTCGGCCCTCTTTAAGATCACGCCGACGTTGAGCAGCCGCTGCATTGATAGCAGCTGGGGATCCTGGGATCAGCCCAGTTGCCGTGTTACCACCGACAGGAACAGCGTTTAGACGGCCGATCCGACGTCCTTCGGCTATAGCGTTTTCTCTTATAACCTCGGCTGTTTCGCCAAGCTGCCTTAGCGCTAAATCCCAAGACTTCTCAACCTTTCGACGACGATCCGCGGCTGCTTGTATAAATGCTGGGCTGCCCGGAAAAGCAGCTCCCCCGTTAACGGGGGATGCGTTTAGGCGGCCAATGCGGCGCCCTTCGGCCTCAGCTGCACGGCTTTGTCTAGTAGTTGCTCGCTCGGAAGCTAACCGCGTATTGAGAATGTCACGTTCTTTGCGAAGCTGGAAATTAAGCTGATCCCCTAGCTGTTTTGCAGTACCAAACCGGCGCTGAGCTTGTGCTTCAGTAACCCGCCCCAGCTCAGCACGAAGCCGGTCGGTATTGACACCCGCTGTTTCAAGAGACCGAATTTGTTGGTCTAGGCTGTACCGCTTCTTCTGAGCCTGAAACAGCGCGTCAATAGATTCGGTTCTACCGCCTTGGCGAATTGCATTATTGATAAACCGTGGACTGCCAACTTCACGAACACTGCCCTGAATAGGTGTGCGGTCAAGCCCGCGAGCCGGGGCTCGCTCTTCAACACGTCTACGACGTGCGGCGGATCGCGCACGCTGTTCTTCTAACGTCGCGCTGCGAGCCAGCTCACGCGCATACTTTCGAGCTAAGTCAACATCACGCTCGGCATAAGCCGTAGTAAGACGTCCAAGCTGCGTGCGTAAACGACTTGTCGCAACACCCCGCTCCTCTAACGCATCAATACGACGGGCTAAGCGGAAGCGCTTTTCTTTCAGTACCTCAAGATCGCGTTCCGCTTTAGAAGCGGAGTTGCTTGAAGAACTACCACGTCGACTTGTTCCTACGCTGTTGCCGGTCCTTCCAATTTCATCCCGTAGCTCTCTTAGCTTCTGCCTGGCGGGGCCGTCATCAACCGTTATTTTTAGAACCGCGGTGCCGAGTTCGTCTGCCACTGGCTGGTGCGGGTCCCTTTCCCTAGTTTTCCGATCCGCGGCGGGAAACTAGGACTAAAGCGGTACGGCTGTGGCATCGGCGTTCTCGGCGCTCCAAAACGCAACGGTGACCTTCACCCTGCCGGCAACAGGCGTCGTCACAGACGCAGGCACCGGCAACGTTCGGCCCAACACCACCACCGTCACCCTCAGCGCCTGGCTTAAAGCCGAAAACGTCGCCGAAACCACCTACCCCGGCGTCAATATCATCACCACCCTCTATGAGGGGTACGTCACTTCCGGCGCCCTCGATAGTCGGGTGCAGGTGGGCACGCTGGGCACCGTTGCCTTTGCTGGGCAGTCAGCCGTCAGTTGTGAAGTGCTCGAAGCGCGCCTGCCCTACGGCGAAACCGGTGTCCTCGGCGCTGTGCTCACAACGGCGCTGGGCACCAAGCTGCGGTTGGCCAGCCGGGCCCAAAGCTGATGGCGCAGGTACGCTTTGAGCTGCGCGAATGGAACGCCGACAAGCTGCTGGCGCGGTCGACGCAAATCCTTGAGGAGTTCGCGCCGATCATGGCTGATGAGGCGCGGCGCCAGATCAGCTTGGTGCAGTGGGACTGGAAACGCGGCACCCTGCGTTTTCGCAGTATCGGCGGCCTAGGGACGCCGAGCGGTAACGGCGTCTACGTGAAGCCGGGGCCCAGAGACATTCTTGACACCGGCTTTCTGCGCGATTCGCAGCAGGCACCAGTCGTGTCGCAAAACTCGCTCAGCATTACGTGGACAGCGCCCTATGCCGGTGTCGTGCTCGCGGGTGGCGACTATGGCGCATACACCAATCCCAATGGCACCCGCGTCGACGGAGATCGTCGGAGGCCCGGTAGGAATTGGATTGCCGAGGCGTTTAAGGCGCAGGATCCGTCGGTGTTCTTTGTGCGCCGGTGGCGGGAACTGGGCGGCGCATGAAAAAGCCGACCCACGCTGGAGGCGGCTGTTAGCTGGCGCTGGGGACGCTTCAGCTCACTGTAGCGACGGTGAAGGTGGGGACCACGTCCGCACCAGCGCCGCCGACGTCGCCAAGCGCCACGGTCAGCACATCGCCGACGCGGTAGTTGGTGCCGCCTGCAACGATCGTCGGGGTGGCGGTCACCGTGCCGCCAGCAGCAACCACGATGGTGGCAGTTGCGCCCTTGCCGGAGCCGATGCCTGCTGCAGGGTTCGAGGAGATCAGCGACACGCCGGTGTAGGTGGCGGCGGTCAGACCAGAACCTGCGGTGGTGATCGTCAGCGTGGCAGCAGGGTTGCCCTGTGGGTAGAACTTGTACGCGCCGTAGCCGGTCAGCGTAAAGCTCACCTTGGCAATATTGCCGGCGGTAATGTCCTCAGAGAAGTCGCCGATCTGGGCTAGGCCGGCATGGACTTCGGGATCGTCGCCCGAAGCGTCGGTAACGGGGGTCTCGCGATACCACTCCAGCAGAGTGCCGTCGGCAGCCTTGATCGCAGCTTTTTTGAGGATCTCGTACCCGGCGTCGGTGACGTCCAGGTTCATCGAACAGGGGATGCTGTACGACTGGCTCGTGATCAGGTTGGATTGGAACCCCTGCTCGGAGTCGTAGTCAACAACCGAGGTCGACTCGGAACTGCCCTGGATGCCGGTGTTGTCCAGCGACAGGATCCGGGTCATCCCGGTGCTGGTGGTGGGCGCAGTGCTAGCCGTGCTGCCCAGCTTGACGTACAGCTTGTAGCCGAGCGCCGCGAAAAAACTGCCGGTAGCCATGCGCTTTTACCCTGTATCGGGAGTTCTGCTCCTAGGTTGCCAATGGCCTCAGGCGCCTTCGGCTTCAAGCGTCTCCCAGGGTGTGGGGCGCGGGCATAAGTGGCGGCGAAATCCTTGCGTTTCGTGCGATAACGACTGGATTGAAAACAACGCCAGCTTCAACGTCTCGACGCTTACGTCGAGCTGGGCGCAGACGTCATGTTGGCTAATGCCGGCTCGAATCATGTACCGCGCCCGTAAACCCAAGGAACGCATTGACGCTGGGGCCTTGATGCTCCAGTTGTGGTCGCGGATGTAGTGGCGGATCTCGCCTTCACAGAACACGCCGAGCAGCGTCGAGAACTTGCCCTTGTTGACGTCCCAAGCGCGACACGTCTTCACAAAGGCAATGTCGATACAGCTGAAGAGGTCGTCGCTAGAGACCGATGGGTACTTGCGGCACATCTTGCGGCCCATCATCCGCACCAGACCCTGGTGCTCGCGATACATCCGGGCCGTGAAACGGCGCTCGTCGTTGGATAACGGCGTGGCGAGATAACCCGTGCGCGGACGGCGACGCACCGCTGGTGCGTGGGGCTCGGAAGCGGAGGCGGCACTGTTCACCCCCTTAGCTTACCTAAAGAGGTGAGGTTGCGCTATCGCGACCTAGCTGCGGACCACGGCACATACACCGCCGATGCCGGAGCCCGTGCCGCTGGTCGTCAGACATCCCAAAATTGACGCCAGGTGCGGGAGCACCGTCAGAGGCGTTACTGGTGAGGTCGCGCTTTGTGCGACGTCAGTGCGCCACTCCAGCTCCATTACGTCGAGCTTCAGGCGGCGTAGGTCGCGGTTTGGAACGCCCGGCACCAGCGCGCCCGTAGTGGTCGTGCTCTGGAGCAGGGTTGGCGTAGCCAACAGGGCGTTGGCAAGGTCGAACGTGGCTAGCTCGATCTCGCGGGGGATCGTGTCGTCGGCGATCTCCTTGTCGCCGCAGGTGGCATCCGTGCGGGGCCAGCTCAGCGCTTGCGTCGTGGTGGCGCGACTGCCGGTCCACTTCAACGTCTCGAGGCCGTTGGTCGCTGTGATCAGGGCGCGGGACTTGTTGTCGCTTGTCGCACTGCTCCACGCCAAGGTGCCGAGCATCGTGTCGGCAATGGCATCGGCACCCGCTGCCGTCAGGTAGCTATTGGCGTTGGCGGCGCCGGCTGTGGCGACAATGGCTGGCGCGGGCATCGGCTGGGCGCTTTATACCGAGTGTTCCGGCGTCAACGTGGGCCCTGGCCACGAGGCTTTTTGCGGCCGTGGTTTGGCTTTGAATTTTGGCCGGCGCCTTGTTTTGAGCGCTTCGGCTTACCGGGGCGGTAGCCGTTGCGGGTGCCAGAGACACCGGTTTTTGCTTTGACGGCCATCGGCTTTTATGCCGAAGTTGCCCGCGCCCCGAAGGGGCGGGCTATATCACTGTTCTGGTTGCGTGTTGGGGGTCGCTTTCGTCGAGGCCATGCGCCAATGGGTCGAACGAACCATCGACGTTGGCATCGCCGGCGGGGGCAGCTGGGGCGGGAGTGGCCTTAGCGTCGAGGTCGTCGAGCCAGGCGCGGAGTTCGTCTCCCGTTTGCGTCTTGGGCGGCCACCCGATCCAGCGCAACAGTGACCTTCGGTCACTGAAGCCGGCGCTTTCGTGGGGCTTCCAAGCGATGAAATAGCGGCCGTTCCAATCGCGCCCAGCTTCAACCCAAAGCGTTGGGCGCGTAAAACGGACGACTCGGGCCATGCGTCATAAAAAGCATCCGCCACCCTATCGGCACTTCACTGCGTCGCTTCCCGCAGCTCCTGTTTCAGGTGATCCAGCAGGGCCTGATCAGCGGGCGAGAACTGGGCCGGTGGTTTGAGCTGTAATTCGAGAATGCGGGTCTTGAGCTGTTTGGCGTAGAGGCTGTTGAGCTGCTGCTCTACGTCTTGTGCTTTGGCATAGCGGTTTTCAATCGCCACGGTCCCGCCAACCAGGGTCACCAGCAGGGCCACAGCGGCAGAGGTGATTTCTAGCTGGCGGTTCATGGGATTAGACGGGGACACTACGAGGGCTGTAGACAATAGCTCACTTGGCCAGGGCGCTGAAGCACTTTGCCACCGCCGGAATTACAGCTTGCTTCAATGCGAGCATTGCCGTGCTGAAGCAGAAAATACCAAGCGAGGCCGGTGACTAAAACAACTACCAGCCCGGTCAGCCACGGCTTTACATCGTCAATTTCAATCATGGAATAGCTGCCGCAAAGGCGTTGATTAGCGTGGTGACGCGGGCGTCAAGTAGAGCAAGGTTTAAGGATTCGCCCATGCTGTAGAAGGCTAGGCGGGCGTTGCTTAAAGTATCTGGCGTGCCAGATACTCCCCGTGCAAACAGCAGTATGTTGCCACTTGATCGTCCAGCAAAAGCGACCGACAAAGTTGCAGTTGCACCGCTTGCTCTCCGCAGGAAGAAAGACGACTGACTTCTGCTTACAGCCACAAGCCCAGTCGATGCAGAAACCGCTGCGGTTGTTACATTGCTTTGGCAACGAATTAGATCACTTCTGGCGCCCATCTGAATGGTATGCGCCCCACTGGTTCCCGACCCCATGTACATTCCACCTAAATCAACAGTGCTCGCATAGACGGCGCCATGAAAGTTGTTTTCAGGGTCTGCGTTGCCCAGCCTTCCACTATCTAAATATTTATTGGAACCATTTCCGGCCAACCCAGTTTTTCGGTTGTAATCACCATCAACAAAGTTAAAGCTAGTTGAGGCAGTGCCCACTAGCGGAGTCAACGCACCAAGCCGAGTACGCGCACCAGCAAGGATGCAACTGGCCTTGATGGCAGACCAAATCCCATCCGCCTTGCACCCAAGCACAAAGTTATCAATGGCCACCTTGACGCCATTCTCAAGCGCTTGGTTGTCGGCTGTCTCAACAGCAGTGATGTAGGCCGCTGCATCGGCGTCAGCAGGCGACCAGCCGGGGGTAATTAACCAGCTCATCGCAACACCTCCGTCGGCATCGTAGTGGCAGTGTCTAGGAGGTAAGTCATGGGATGGCCGCTCCGAAGGCGTTGATCAGGTCGGTGACGCGGGTGTCAAGCAGGGCGAGGTCAAGGGATTCGCCTATGGAGTAAAAGGCGAGGCGGGCGTTGGCATAAGTGCTTGCTGACTGGAAAATCAGTATGTTTCCGCTAAACAATGATTGAGATGCGGCTGCAATAGACTCTGACACTCCGGCGCATCTGGCAACATATGAACCGCCACTCTGTCGCGAGGTGCCGATAAGCGAAGGTGCTGCGATGTTAGTAGCAAGAGCGGTTCCGACCGATGTACGGTTTCGGGTCGTTACAAATACTGTGCTACCTGATATGAGGTTGCTACCGGTGTCGCCGGCTCCTGCACCCATGAGTCGATACGTGCCACTTGGCGCGGTTGTCAAATAAAAAGCATTATGGCTGCTGTTTTGCGGATCAGCATTGTTATTTCGGTTACTGTCTAGATACTTGGTCGAGCCATTTCCCACTAGACCCGTCTTGCGGTTGTAATCGCCGTCAACGAAGTTGAACGATGTTGGCGCAGCACCCACTAGCGGTACCATTGCGCCAAGTCTGGTTTTTGCACCAGCCAAAATGCAACTAGCCTTGATCGCTGGCCAGATGCCGTCGTTCTTGCATCCCTTGACGAAGCTGTGGATCGCCACCTTTGTGGCAGTCTCCAGCGCACCAACGCTAGGCGATGCAGCCTCATCAGCGGCCTCTACGGCAGCAATGTAAGCAGCAGCGTCGGGGTCATCAAGGCCGACGTAGGTCTTAGCCAGCACCACCTTCCCCGGGACGTAGATCGGGCTCATGGCTGCCACCTCCTAGTGTTAAAAGTTACTGTGTCGGTCATGGGATGGCTGCTCCGAAGGCTGTGATGAGGGCGGAGACTCGTGTATCGAGTTTGGCTAAATCCAGGGATTCGCCGATGCTGTAGAAGGCGAGGCGGGCTGTGCTGTAGTTATCAACAATGCTGCTCACTGCGTTCCACCTCCCAAAAACGAGGTGATTAAATCCAGACCCCTGCACAGCCGAACCATCTACACCAGAGAGAGTTGTGCCGTTCATTCTGCCGGTATGCGCTGCGGCTGCCGTCCTTGATGCTCCAAAAAACCCGCTGGCAGTGGAGGGAAGCGACACATTAATTCCTGCAGTTGCAGAAGTGACAAGACGCCAAACATTAAACGTAGAGCCTCTAAAGTCCAAATAAGATCCAGATGTAGAGTTAAAAGATCCAATAAATGTTTTATCTATGTGAGCTTCGCTCGAAGACCTATAGACACTTAAATGACAATTATTCTGAGGGTCAGCGTTAGCGGCTCTATTGCTGTTCAGATATTTTGTACTGCCATCCCCTGCCAGCCCAGTCTTACGGTTATAGTCACCTGAAACAAAGTTGACATTTGTAGGGGCCGTGCCAGCCAGCGGAATCAGCGCTCCGGTCAACGTCCGCGCCCCAGCAAGAATGCAACTGGCCTTAATGGCGCTCCAGATACCATCCGCCTTGCAGCCGATCACGAACTGGTTGACGGCTTGTTGGACGCCTTGCTCCAGTGCTTGGTTGTCGGCCACCTCAACGGCCTGGAGGTACGCCTGGGCATCAGGGTCCGAGACAGCAGCGCCTCCATAACCAGGGCGCATCAGGAGCGTCATACGTCACCCCCAGGATTAGTGTCGTTGTCTACGACTGGTGCGACGTAGGGGCTGCCATCAGCGTTGAACTGGGGCGGGATGGGGCCGACGTAATAGGGACCGACCTTGAGGTCTTGGCACACCTTGGTGGCCATGCTGGTGGCGTACTCCCCTACAACCTCTTCAGGCGTTTTGCCTTCAAGGGAGGCCGTGGCAATGATGCCGGGGGCCAGGGTGTCGTCAATTGTGATTGTGAAAGAAGCCATGATGATTAGGGCCAGGTAGAAATGGCAGACCGCTTCCAAGTATTGGTTGCGGTGCAGACGTAAATGTAGTCGGCGTCCCAGCAAATTTCACCAGCAGTGCCGGTGGCTGTTGCAGACACTGGGGTTTTGGCGGTAGCAATACGAACCCGGTCGCCGTTTACTTGTAAAAGAGCACCACCGGCATCACTTGTAGTCCCAACTAGTAGGCGCCCTGAGCTATCGCACCTGAAGCGTTCGGCAGCGTTTACAAAGAAACGCATATTATCGTTTGAGTTTAAATACTCAATACGACCTTGCCCATTGGCATCTGTATCGCCAAACCATACTGCGGCAACATTTACCGTTCCTGACTGTAAATACTGATAAGCGTCTGTTCCTTGAACGTGTAAATTACTGGCAGGGCTGGCAGTACCTACCCCGACGCTACCAGCGCCAGTTACTACAACCCGGCTTGTGCCGTTGAGCTGCAAGTCCAGCAGCCGCCCAGCAAACCCACTCGCCGCATTGACGCCTAGGCCCGTGCCGCTGGTGCTCCAGGCGGTGGACGTGGCGCCGCTGGGCTCAATCAGGAAGTGCGGTTTGGTCGTGGTGCTAGTGCCACCCGTGAACCAAGTGCCGGTGAAGACCTTGGCGGGGCTGGAGGCCAGGCTGGTGTAGCTGTTGATCAGGCGGCCAGCCAGCGTCACGCTGGTGCCGTCAAAGGTCATCGTGCTGACCCCGGCATAAGCGCCAGCGTTGTTGTAGACGAGCTGCTGAGAGCTGCCGCTTACGAGTCCGACGGTGCCAGTGGCATCCGGGAACGAGATTGTGCGGTTAGCGGTGGGGGTGACGGTTTGCAGCGTGGTGGTGAAGCTGCCACCGTCGTTCAGCTCTACGTCGCCGCCTGCGGTCAGCTTGTTCGTGGTCTTGTTGAAGACCAGGCCAGAATCACCGCCCAGCTTGCCGCCATCGTTGAACTGGACCTGCGTGTCCGATCCAGCTGCTTTGGTGGTGTCGTTGAAATCGAGGTTCCCGGTAAACGGGTTAAAGGTGACGCTCA